CGCGGTGCTAATGGTACACAAAAAGAACACATGCAAATAGCAAAAGCCTGTGCAGAAGTAATTGCAAAAATTTTCCCTTTAGCGGCAGAGTTATAATGAAAATTGCAATTACTGGACATACAAAAGGTATCGGCAAGGCCCTTTCTGAAGTGTTTGGGCAAGATCACGAAATTATAGGATTTAGCAGAAGCAACGGTTACGATATTACTAAACAAGAAATTGTAGATAAAATTATACACGAGATAAAGGATTGTGACGTTTTTATTAACAATGCTTATGCACCCGATAATCAAACACAATTATTAATAAAATCAGTTTTTCAATGGGAAAAACAAGATAAGGTTGTAATTAATATTAGTAGTATGTGGTGTTACTACGATCATCCACACGAATTTATACAGCAATATCGGAAAGAAAAAATACATCAAAACAATTTTGTTAAAGAAAAAATTCAGGCAGCAATGTTTGCTCCTAAGATTATGAACGTATTACCAGGTTTTGTTGATACAGACATGGTTAAAGATGTAGTTGCTAAAAGTAAAATAAACACAACAGATCTAGCCAACATTATCAAAGATTTATTTGAAATGCGAGACAAAATGTTTGTACGTGAAATTGTAATTGACACTCCGATTTTTCCTTATGGATGATTTAATTTATGAAGCGTAAGTTTATTGATGCATTTATGGATGTTGCTGAACGTTTTGCACAACTAAGTTCAGCACAACGTTTGCAAGTAGGTGCGATTGTTGTAAAAGATGATCGTATTATCTCAATTGGATATAATGGTATGCCTTCAGGTTGGGATAATTGTTGTGAGATTACTGTTAACTGTCACGAACTAGGTATAACCGAAACTGTAACTAAACCAGAAGTACTACATGCTGAAAGCAACGCAATTGCTAAACTAGCACGGTCACTCGAAAGCGGTCAAGATGCAACAATGTTTATCACGCACTCTCCTTGTATAGAATGTGCAAAATTAATTTATCAGAGCGGCATCGCCACTGTGTACTACAAAACAGAATATCGTAGTACACAGGGCGTTGACTTTTTAAAGAAGTCAGGCGTGGCTACTATCTGTACAGATAATTAATCACCATATACTTTTAGAACTTCTTTTACTGCCTCGTGTCTTTCTATATCTCCTTTTTCAAAGTGGACTATGTCCAAATAAGATGTAGTTGTTGTTTCTAATAGTTTAGTAAAATCTATTAAACCATTATCCTTAAGCCTATCTGCTTGTGCTAAATCGCCTGTTACTGCCATCATAGAGCCTTCGCCTAATCTTGTTAACAACATCTTCATTTGGCTGGGTGTTGCATTTTGCATTTCGTCTGCAAGTATAAAAGCATTTTTAAATGTTCTCCCTCGCATATATGCTAGGGGAGCAATTTCTATTATGCCTTCTTCTATCATGCCTTCTATATCTTTTGCATTAAAATACTCTCGTAACACATCAAAAATAGGTCTTGTCCAGGGAGCCATTTTTTGCTCCAATGTACCAGGTAAAAATCCTAAATCTTCATCTACTGATACTGCTGGCCTAGTTACAATAATTTTGTCTATTTTTCCTTCCTTAAACATTTTTACCGCTACTTGCACAGCCAATAAAGTTTTGCCTGTTCCCGCCGGACCTATTCCAAAGACTATGTCTTTTTGCTGATCCAGCAGTTTTAACACGTAAGTTTCTTGGTTTCTATTTCTTGGAAGTATTGTTACTTGATTGGTTTTTTTGAAATTGTTGAAATCAACAACATTTTGAAAGTTATCTTGTCTCTGTCGAGCCTTTCGTTTTGCACCCATTTATATTCCTCCTTATTGGAAAATGGAAATAGGGTTAATGCGTAGAACGCATTTGCCCTACAAAAGTATTTACACCTTTACGCAAAATAAAAAATACTATTATATGTTAGTGTCACGGATAAATAAGTATATCGATATACGGAATCAAAAAAAATGTATGATATATATGATCTAATTAAAAACGTCGAATCAATTTATGAGGGGGAGACTTCTTTTAGCATTCTTAAAGATTTTGAGCGTGTACTAGATGAACTTGATATTTACGTTTACGAAAATTGGTCTGATGGCGAATTAGCAGAAGGACCAAAAATTGAAAGACATTGGGTTACATGTTCCTTTATGTGGCCTCACAATAAAATGCCTGATCCAATGGGCGGCAAGAGATTACTAGATTACGACTGTAAAGTTTACTATAAAAAAGATCATCTTGTAGAGCCTCGTAAAATACGAGAACCTGGCGATATAAGACCGGGAACTAAAAAAGGTAAATTAGATCGCAAACCTATTTGGGTTGTTGAAATACAAATGCCAAAGAAACTAATAGCAGATATTCACACAGGATATGCAGAAGAACAAGATCTACTAAGTCAACCTGCAAACTATCAAAAAGCAGACGCACAAGAAGTACAACCTGCAGACACTCTTGCAAATGCTGAAACACCGGCTACTGATCAGGGAGCGACTATATAATGGGTTTACGAAATGAAGACTTAAGAGATCTTGTGTACGATATTTTCGAAGTCGATTCTTTTGCGTCTAAAATGGGTAGTGACGAGGATATTGTAACATTAAGTTTTTCTGTCAAAGAGCAGAATGCCGCGAAAGATTTAATGTCGTTTATTGAAAATGGATATACATTTGTTTTAGATGCAGATTACACTGTCGGCGAACAAAGTGACGGCACTTACAAAGTATTTGTGGAAATGGAAAGAGATAGACAAGTACCTGGACAAATCATGGAAATTCTTGACGGTGTTAAAAGTTTAACCGGCAGAGAAAATTTTAAATTTAGATACTACAAAAACTTTAGATCCATGGATGCTAATGACGCAACTTTAGAAGAAATGATTCCTACTCATGCATCTGATTACGGTATTAAAGTTAACGAAACACAAATGGAAAACTACAAAAACTTTTTTAATAAAAGTTATTTAGATTTCTCAGATCTTTTAGAAAACACACTTGTACTAAAGAAAAAATATGCAGATCCGTTATATTTTGAATTTTTAGACTTTGGTGACATAAAAGATGTATTACCAAATGTTACTGGAACATTTGATTTGATGGAGTCTTATCCTGAAATATTATATCTAACTAAGTATATAGGAGACTATAATATTTCTAAGTATGGAGATAAGATAGTTTTAGAAAACGCAGGAAAAGCGTTAGTTTTAAAAAGGAAAAATTAATGAACAGAGAAGCAGTATTCGAGCAGTTAAAAATTGATGAGGGCGTTGTCTATGAAGTCTACAAAGATCACCTTGGATATCCTACTTTCGGAGTGGGCCACTTGGTACTCGAATCCGACCCGGAACATGGACAAGATGTCGGAACTCCAGTGTCTGAAGAAAGAGTACGAGAATGCTTTGAACGTGACCTTGACACCTCAATTAATGAATGTATTGCTTTATACGGAGATGCATGGGAAGCGTTCCCCGGAGAAGTACAGGAAATACTAGTTAATATGATGTTTAATCTCGGGCGTACTAGATTAAGCAAGTTTAAGAATTTTAACGCAAAACTAGAAGAACACGACTGGGCAGGTGCTGCGCCGGAAGGAAGAGATTCTTTATGGTACAGACAAGTAGGAAATCGTGCAGAACGTTTAATGGAACGTTTAGAAAAACTATAACATAAGGAACAATCAGTATGGGTTTCAAATTAGCATTTATAATGTTTTTAGGAATGATCGGAATGGCTGCTGTAGGAAAATGGTACTATGACGATACCCAAGCGCGAATGGCAATTTTAACAGAAAACAATGCAAAACTAGAAACTGCGGTGCATACTCAGGAAGAAGCAATACAGACTTTACAAGCAGACTATGCACGGGCTAATGAACAATTACAGTTAGTAAACGCAGAATTTGCAAAAACTAGAGCACAAAACAATGTACTAAGCGATAAACTTGCTAGACATGATCTTGGAGTTTTAGGAAATGCTAAACCTGGCTTGGTAGAAAGAACAATTAACCGCGCAAGCGAAAAAGCAGGTAGGTGCTTTGAACTACTATCTGGTGCAGAATTAACGGAGACAGAGAAAAATGCAACAAGTGCAAAAGCGTTCAATAGTGAATGTCCTTGGTTGTGGCCTGGCAATAGCACTCCTTAGTGGGTGTTCTATATTTGGCGGACCGATGCCAAAGCAGATAGAAATATCTGCTAAGCCAGTTGAAAAACCTAAGTTAGAACTACCTAATGCAGATGAGTTATTTTTCTCTAAAGTAGAATGGATTTTAATAACACCGGACAACTATGAAGAAGTTTTTGAAAAATTGTCTGCAACCGGTAGGCCTGTGGTATTATTTGGACTAACAGATAACGGGTACGAAGCACTTGCAAAAAATTTATCTAGTTTAAGAGCATACATTCAACAACAGCAAGTAATTATTGCTGCTTATGATGCATACTACAAAGAGTCTGAAAAAGCATTAGATGCAGCAAATGCAGAAATTGCAGAAACTGCTGACGAAGCAAAAGCAATAAAAGAACAGCAAGAAGACAAGCCTAACTTAATTGAGAGATTAACCGGCAAAGATGATTAATAAATGGTTAATACTAATAGCAGTATTACTAACAGGGTGCAATGCCTCTTTACCAAGTTTTTGGGACGACAATCAAAGTGCTGCGATAATAAATGTTAGACAGTCTATAAACGAACTAGATTGTAGTAATAATTACGTCCCTCAAATTTACATTATAAAAAAACAAATTGAATGGTTTGACCTTTACAGCGAAAGTAAAGGATCAAGACAACAGGATGTTAGAGACTTAATTTCTCCTATGACGGAGACTGTTGAGGATTTCTATATTCGAAGCACATCTGAAAAACCGGGTGGAACATTTTACTGTAACAGCAAGAAACAGATATTACAAGAGCAATCAAGCACTGCTGCAAAAGCAATTATGAGGAGATTTTAATGACACTTAGTGATCTAGCCAAGTCAAACAAGTCTTGGGCTGCTAAACGTGCTCGCATGGCTTTAGAAATTCAAGAACAATTAAATGTTGGTAACTTATCACAAGACGAAGCACGAGAACTACTAGAAGATTTAGTAAGGACAGATGCTTTAGATAAAGAAGCAGACGATATAGAAACCAAAGCACTGCTAGTATCCGCTGTTACAACAATCATAAAACTAGTTTAATGACATACAATATAATCTTTTTAAATAGTACTCCGTATGACAAAAAGAAAGTAAGAGGACTGGCTCCTTACAATTTACTAGAGCAAGCAGAAAAACACAATTACACTGGGATAGTCTTTGACTTTATAGAATCTTGGACTTTGGACAGTGTTAGAGAAGCCTTTGATTACGTAATCACTGCAGAAACCAAATATCTTGCATTCTCTCTATCATGGGCAAGAACAGATACACCAAGACGCTATAAACCGCATCATGTAGGCGACTACTTGCTAAACAATAATTTTAATACTTTAATAAATTTTGCAAAAACAAAAAATCCAAATATAAAAATTATTTGTGGTGGCAGTAATGCTGTACATGCAAACAAGTTTGTAATAAACAGTGTTGATCATATATTTTACGGGTACGGCGAAACGCAGTTTGTAGATTTTTTAAAAGATCCAGACAGATATGAAAAAATTATAAATCACGATGTTAAAGCATATGCAACACATACAGATTTTGATTTTGCAAATGCCAATCCAAGAATTCCTTTACATAGTTTTGTTACTCCTTTAGAAGTCCTTCCGTTAGAAACTGCAAGAGGTTGTAGATTTAAATGTGCGTTCTGCACTCATCCTCTAATTGGAAATAAGGACGCGGCTAGTTATATTAAAGATAGCAATGTAATTAGGGACCAACTTTTATATAATTACGAAAATTTTGGAGTTCAAAAATACTCTATACAAGACGACACCTTTAATGACGATAATAATAAACTAAAACTGTATGCAGATGTAATAAGCAGTTTACCATTTAAAGTATATTTTTGGGCTTATATTAGAGGAGATTTATTAATTACAAATCCTGAACAAATTAATTTATTACACGAGATGGGCTTGTCGTACTGTTTTATGGGGATAGAAACTTACAATCAAAAAGCAGGTAAAGTAGTAGGAAAAGGTATCGATCCTAACAGGATAAAAGACATGCTACACCGTGCTCGAGAAGTATGGAAGGACGATGTTTATCTAAAGCAAGGACTTATTGTAGGATTACCCTATGAAGATAAAGAAAGTATACAAAACACTGTTGACTTTATAACAGGACCAGGAAGTCCTGTAGACGAAGCACAACTTGTTCCGTTGGTATTGCGCGGAAAAAATCTGATAGGTGAGGACCCATATGTTTCCGACTTTGAAAGGAATCCAGAGAAGTACGGTTTAACTATGCAGTCAGATATAAATTATTCTTGGATCAAAGATGACGGAACTGATATAAGATCTTTTGAAGAAGCATTTCACTTTTGTAGTGAAGTAGCAAATGGCAAAACTGTTGACTTGATGGACAATGCACATTCAATATACGGACCTGATTATAAAAAACGCATGAAACTATTTTTTGAAAGCAGTTTAGACTTTGCAAAAAGATATTCTTACGATGACGTAAGAAATTTTACAGGAGCAAATAAGATAGCATTTTTACAAGACTGTCAGCAAAGTCAAGGAAAATTTGATGCTATGATACAAAATCACTATGTTCGACCTTTGCTAGATCATTTACAACCATTTTTTTAATAAATACTAGTAACGTGAAGGGCACGTTTTAAATTTTGAGGGAGTTTAATATGTCTGACGAAGATAAAAAACCAGAAACATACCATCCAGCAGATACTAACGGTGACGGTAAGGTGTCTGATGAAGAGCACAAGATGTATATGGAGTTCAAGCGTAAGGAACTAGAAGATGCAGACGCTATGCGTGATGCACAACGTAGCATGGCCTGGTTTGCTCTATTTGGCATGTTGTTGTATCCTTTTGCTGTTGTACTTGCAGACTTTGTTAATCTTGACGGTGCTGCAAAAATACTAGGCGATATGGCTGCTACATACTTTGTTTCTGTTGCTGCTATTGTTGCTGCATTCTTTGGTGGCCAAGCATTAGCCAATAAAAAGTAATATCACTACCAACCCTTAAATAATAGTCCATGCGATAAGTAATTACATGGACTATTATTCTATCTTAGGTGTATCAAGAAATGCTACACCAGAAGAAATAAAAAAATCATATAAAAAACTTGCAAGCAAGCATCATCCTGACAAAGGAGGAAGTGAGGCTGAATTTAAAAAATTGCAGGAGGCGTATAGCATTCTTAGCGATCCTAGTAAAAAAAGTCAATACGATAATCCTCAAGAATTCAATTTTAATGCTAATAGTTTTAATGATTTTTCTAACTTTCAAGATATTATGGGCAGTGTGTTTGGTCAAGGTGCTCGACGATCTAGACAAAGAAATCAAGACATACGAGTAGGTGCCCGAATAACACTAGAAGATAGTTTTTTTGGTAAAGGACTTGTAATAAGTTATCGTTTATCAAACGGTAGTCAAGAAAGTGTAAGTGTTGACGTTCCGCCAGGAGCGAAAAGTGGAGATACTATAAGGTATAGTGGCCTTGGAGATAATACCCATCCAAGTTTCCCTAGAGGAGATTTGCATGTTGTAGTACAAGTAGATAATCACAAGGAATGGATTAGAGACGGCGATCATCTTTATGTAGTAAAATATGTAGATGTATTTGACTTATTACTAGGAACTGCTATAATAATAAAAACATTAGATAACAAAGATCTAAAAGTAACAGTACCACCTGGAACAGCACCAGGAAGTAAATTTAGTATTAAAGGATATGGTATGCCTAATGTAAATCATAGACGCCGCGGAAATGTTTTTATACAAGTAGAGACAACTATTCCTAAAATTAATAATGAAGAAATAAGAACAAAATTAAGAGAGATAAAAGATGCAATTAGTTAAATCGCCAAACAAATGGTTACAAACTGTAGTTAAAGATTTTGATTTTGTAAATCTAGATGCTAAAGAAATTAGTGAAAATATGATAGATTTAATGAAACAGAAAGGCGGCATAGGACTAAGTGCAAATCAAGTAGCGTTAGATGCTAGGATTTTTGTAATGAAGCCTCATTTATTAGAAGATAAATCTCCACTAGTAATAATAAATCCGCACATTGAAAGTGTAACAATTAATAATGAAGAAATGCCCGAAGGGTGTTTAAGTCACCCTGATTTATATCTATCGGTAAAACGTCCAAGGGGTATAATAGCCAAATACCTTGACATTAATGCTAAAGAGTGTACAATAGAACTATATGATCTAGATGCTAGATGTTTTTTACATGAGTACGATCATTTGCAAGGAATAGAGTTTACAAATAGAGTAAGCAAACTAAAACTTGATATGGCCAGGAAAAAAAGACTAAAACTACAGAGGAAATTACAGAATGGTTGAGCCTAGCGAAGAACTACAACTTGTTTTTGAAAAATCTTTTCAAGATGCAAAAAAATTAAAACACGAATACTTGACACTAGAACATCTACTATTCGCAATGATGTGTGAAGATAACTTTGTCAATCTTCTTAAAGGATATGGCGCTGACACAGATTATATAAAAAGCAATTTAGAACATCACTTAAAAAATAATTCTGATGAATTAAAAATAGAAGCAAACAAATTTAAGCCTAAAAAGACTCAAGCAGTAGAGCGTGTACTTAATCGTGCGTTTACACAGGTTCTTTTTGCTGGACGTTCTGAAATTAGTTTAGCCGATGTACTAGTTAGTATGCTGGCTGAGAAAAAAGCAATTAGTCTTTACTATCTAGAAAAGGCTGGAATCGAAAAAGAAAAATTTGGCGAGTACATTAATACCGAATTGGACGAAGTTGCTCAAGACGAAGAAGTTTCTGGTGCCGCACAAAAAGCACTTCGTGCATTTACTACTAATCTAAACGAAGAAGTAAAAGCAGAAAGAATAGACCCTGTAATTGGTAGAAGTGAAGAATTAGATTCTATCGCACTTGCATTAGGCCGTCGAAACAAAAATAATGTATTGCTTGTAGGTGATCCTGGTGTGGGTAAAACTGCTATTGCAGAAGGAATGGCGTTTAATATTGTACAGGGAAATGTACCAGAATTCTTAAAAGAATATGAAGTTTATATGCTAGACATTGGCAGTATGATTGCAGGTTCAAAATATCGCGGAGACTTTGAAGAACGTTTTAAACTAGTAATTAGTGGACTCCAGAAAAAAGGTAAAACTATTATGTTTGTTGATGAAGCACACATGATGAGCGGAGCCGGTGCTGGCGGACAGAACAGTGCTAATGATATGGCTAATATGCTAAAACCTGCACTAACAAAGGGGAACCTAAAAGTAGTTGCAAGCACTACTTGGGAAGAATATCGCAAATACTTTGAAAAGGATCGTGCTCTTATGCGTCGATTCCAACGTGTAACTGTAGACGAGCCAAGTCCAGATGTTTCAAAAGATATCTTAAACGGTATTAAAAAGTATTACGAAAGTTATCATGCAACTACTATTACTGACGAAGCAATTGCGGCTGCAATTAAGTTAAGTGTTAAATATCAGTCAGATAAAAAACTTCCAGATAAAGCAATCGATCTTATCGACGTTGCTTGTTCAAGATTTAATCTAAAAGATCCTACAGATAATAAAGTTGTAGGAGAGGAAGAAATACAATTTGAGTTATCTAAAATACTTAAATTGCCTTCAGAGCAGGTTGCAGAAAGAGAAACAGAAAATCTTGCTAACTTAGAAACAAATCTTAAAAAGACAGTTTACGGACAGGATAAGGCTATTGAAGATATTGTAGATAAAATTCTTGTTGCACAAGCAGGATTAAAACCAGACGATAAGCCAATTGGTTCGTTTGTTTTTATGGGTCCAACCGGTGTAGGTAAAACAGAAACTGCAAAGCAATTAAGTAAACAACTAGGTGTAGAACTTGTACGCTTTGATATGTCAGAATATCAAGAAAAACACGCAGTATCGAAACTAATTGGTTCTCCTCCAGGTTATGTCGGTTTTGAAGAAAATGCAGGATTGTTAATTACAAAGATTCAAGAAAATCCTAACTGCGTACTATTACTTGACGAGATTGAAAAAGCCCATCCAGATGTTTCTACAATTTTGCTACAAATAATGGACAATGGTTTTATCACAGGTTCAAATGGTAAGACAGCAGACGCTCGCAACTGTGTACTAATTCTCACAACTAACTTAGGTGCTAAGGAAGCAGAGCAAAATGCTATCGGATTTAATGATGAACTTGAAAAAGATTATGAGGATGCCGAACTTAAAAAATATTTTGCTCCAGAATTTCGTAATAGATTAGATGGCGTAATTACCTTTGGTAAACTAAGCAAAGAAATTATGCTTAAGATTGTTGGTAAGTTCTTAGTAGAACTAAAAACAATGGTAACTAGCAAAGGTGTAGAAATCACCATCACAAACGAGGCTCTTGATTATCTAGTAGACAAAGGCTTTGACAAAAGAATGGGTGCAAGACCTTTGCAGAGAGTCATCGACAGAGAAATCAAAAGACCGCTATCCAAAGAATTACTGTTTGGTAGCCTAAAAGACGGCGGCAAGGTGAACGTAAATGTGTTAAATAAAGAGATAGTGTTAGAGACTGTGAAAGAAGAGGTACCAATTGATTAATTTATGGAAACACATGAGTCTACTAAGTTATTCTATGATAAATTTTTATATCGATTAACTTTTACAAATATACTTGCAACGATATTTAGGAATAAAAACTTATATCATGCTCGACAGAGATTAGATGAATTACAATATGCGGCTGATAATGATCAGCCGTTATTCATGCGTAATTTTTTAAGAGAAGTTCCTATTAAGGTTCAGTCTCTCAACGATGCTAAAACAGTATATAGTCACTTATCAACCCGTTCTGATTATGTTTTAAGAATAGAACATCCGAAAATTTCTCTTTATTCTAACGACAAAAACTGGCTGTTAGACCTTGGAGAGAAATTAGAAATTAACCCAGGAAATGAATGTTCTTTTAGCGGGCCAAGTGACGAGTGTATTCCGTTACTTCAAAACTCAAATCATGTAATAGTTGTTACAACTCCTCCAGAATTTAAATATAAAGTAACACTAGGTATACAAACAAATAACGAGTTTGTTAATTGGATTAAAGACAATCCGGATAAAGTTAAGGCCGGCAAAACTTTTCTAGACGCCAGCAAAAATTTCGGCGGGACAGGGATGTATTTTTATGCGAGAGATAAAAAAATCTTGCAGTTAATTACATTAATGGGCGTTAACATACGGCGTATCGACAAATTAATATGTAAACAAGATCTTGATAAATAACTATATGTCAAGAAACAGCCAAACATTATTAGCAACTCAGACGCATCCCGGTGATTCTACTGTAGAAACAATAACAGGAGAAAAATTTAAAGGGGACGGCTATTACAGCAGAGTAGACGGGTTACATACTGTGCAAATTAATCTAAATGGATTTATAGGCACAGTTGATATTCAAGCAACACTTGCGGTAGATCCTGTAGATTCTGATTGGTTTACATTAAACGGTATTTCACATACAAGCACAAGTACAAGTGATTCAAATTCCTCTGGCGGGTTTATATACAATTTTACAGGAAATTACATTTGGATACGGACATTAGTGTCTGATTGGACTGATGGTACTGTAAAAAGTATATACATGAATAATTAGGAAATATAAATGGAACATTTTATAAGAGTAGTAATGGAAAAACAGGAAACACTTAGTGAAGCATTAAATCAAGATGTATTTCCTGGAAGTATAGTTTATGAAACAGAGCAAGAAGCAACTGTTTTTGAGATGCCGCTGCCTAAAGCATTAAGCGAACAAGAAGCAGATGATTTTGCTAATCGTCTAGCAGAATATGTATTTGATCAAGGTTACGATGATTTTGATATACAGGTCAGCACCGACATTGAAGATGTAGCCGAAGATGAAGAAACATATGACGGTGATGAATTTTTTGAAGAATATGGCGTTATGTGGTTTAATGAAGACGACGAAATCGACGAAGCAGAATATCAAGGTCGCAAAGTTAAACTAGGCAAACCTATGCAAGGCGATGTTAAGAAATTTAAAGTATATGTAAAGAATCCAAAAGGCAACGTAGTTAAAGTTAATTTTGGTGATCCTAACATGAAGATTAAAAAGTCTAACCCAGCACGTAGACGTTCATTCCGTGCTAGACACAACTGCGATAATCCAGGGCCAAGACACAAGGCACGTTATTGGTCGTGTAGGAAGTGGTAATATGAAACTAACAGAGTTAGATAGTAAACTAGATACTGATACAAAATTAAATTTTGATGTAGTCGACGACCTTCATGTGTTTATGAGGAATGATCCTATGTTCTATCGTAAATGTTATTATCCTACTATGTGTTCAATATCAGATAATGTTTCTGAAATGCACGGAAAAAATCTAGCAAAAGTTCTTATGCCAATGATAGATAAGGCAGCCGAAGGTTATTGTAAAAGATTTAATTTAGGTCGAAGTTCAAATGATGTAATTAGCCTAGAAGATAGAAAAAGTATTGCACGTAAAATAGCATCTGAAGAAATGCCTAGAATTAGAGAGGGAGAATACAAGTGAAACTGAGACAACTGTTTGAGGCACCAGGAAAAACTGCTGTTGCTGCTTTTGGCAGAATGAATCCTCCTACTATAGGACACGAAAAACTTGTAGATGCTATTAGATCACAAGATGGCGATCACTATCTATTTTTATCACAAACACAAAAACCCAAAGACAATCCGCTCCCGTTTGATATTAAAAAAGAATTTGCAAAAGCAGCATTTCCTGATGTAAATGTAGGACACGAAAGTGTGCGTACACCTATACAGATGTTGCAAATGCTTGAAAAACTAGGTTATACTGATGTTATCTATATTGCAGGTAGCGACAGAGTAGAACAATTTGAAAAATTGTTTAACGATTATAACGGTAAAGAGTATAATTTTAATTCTATTAAAGTAGTTAGTGCAGGCGAGCGTGATCCAGATGCGGATGGTGCTGAGGGTAT